ATTTTCAAACGCCTTTTTGCTGGCCAAAGTGTTGAGCAGGAAGCGATCACCACATTCGCCAACAGGGAAAAGGCTCAACAGCAGCGATACGAGCTACAGCAGTGGATATCTCTGACAATGGGTAAGTCTAAATGGGATTCACTCGTTGCAATGGAAGGCCAAATAAGAAAAAGGCGCAAGGAAACGCTGTATCGTCAAAGAGAGCGCCGCCGAAAGTTTGTAGAGATCGTGGCTTGGATACTCGTTGCCGGCGTAGGGCTGTCAGCGCTAACAGCTTTCATTCTTCTGCTCAAGGCGCACACAGCCCAAGCGCAAGCAGCCAATGATTTGACCGTCTGCCGCCTGACAAAGTGCATGAAAATCGAAGACGACGGCACAGTGGCCTGTGTTTACAAAGGCGCTTACAACACGCAGGAGCTGCTTGTCTTTGCGCCGCGTGAGTTTCGGCCCCGCGAATTTCTGTGCCAGTGGCAAATCGATCAGCCGCTACCGCCGAATATCTATGACGCACTTGAGGCGATAAAGGACAGCCGCAATTGAGCCAGAAAAAATTCGAGCAAGATAGCAAGTTTGCTGCGGACTGGGATTTGGATGGCGATGGGCTGGTCAGCGACAGCGAAGTCGAACATAGCCGGCAGATCAAAGAAACTGAAACAGAGCTGCGCCGTCATCTGGCTCAGCTCCGCATGGCGCGTTTTACGCTAGCAGCGATGGGCGCGTTTACACTGGCCATGTTCTTTATCCCGCTGGAGCGGGTCGAGGCTTTGGCTGATATCTCAAATTTATTCTACATCTCCGGTGCCGGCATAGTCGGCGCCTACATGGGGTTCACTACTTTAGGGAGTAAGAAATAATGCTTGGAGTTCTCGCATCAATTCTTGGCAATGGCGATGTCATCAAAAAAGGGATGGACCTAATAGATGATGTCCACAGCAGCGATGAAGAAATGGAGCGGCTGAAAGCTGAAACCAAGATTCAGACCATGCAAGCCTATGCCCCATTTAAGGTCGCGCAACGCTACCTCGCCCTAATGTTCACCGGAACCTTCCTAGCCTCATTTGGCCTAGTGCTGGTTATGACACTGCTGGACAAGGCCAACATTCCAAACATCAAACAGGTCATCGATGACTTTTATTTAGGCGAGGCAATGCTGACCATACTGGCATTTTATTTTGGCGGTGGAATGTTGGAAGGCGTGGTCGGCAAAGTGAAGGCTAAGAAATGAACAAGGATAAGCTTCGGGAAGAGCTTGCAGAGGACGAAGGATGCAAGTTTGAAATCTACCTAGACCATCTTGGCCTTCCTACATACGGGATTGGCCACCTTGTGGTAGAGGGCGACCCAGAACATGGTCAGCCTGTCGGCACCCCTGTCGATGAAGAACGGGTGCGTCAGGTCTTCAGCCTCGACATCGCTTCGACGCTGGACGAGTGCCAAGTGCTGTACCCGGACTTCGATGAGCTGCCGGAAGAGGCGCAGCTAATCATTGCCAATATGATGTTCAACATGGGGCGTCCGCGCCTGTCAAAATTTGTCGGGATGAAACGCGAGGTTGACGCCCGGCGGTTTGACGCAGCGGCCGACGAGATGGTCGATTCGCGTTGGCATGATCAAGTGCCAAATCGGGCCAAGCGACTTGTGAAAAGAATGAGAGCTTTGGCGCATGGCTAGCCCAGCTTGGCAACGCAAAGAAGGCCAATCAGAATCTGGCGGGCTGAACGCGCGGGGCCGGGCATCGGCAAATGCGGCGGGCGCAAACCTCAAGCCGCCAGTCTCCAGCAAGATGGCAAAGAAAAGCAAAAAGGCTGCCGGCCGGCGCAGTAGTTTCTGTGCCCGCATGAAGGGCATGAAAAAGAAACTGACCAGCAGCAAAACTGCAAACGACCCGAACAGCCGGATCAACAAATCACTTCGCAAATGGGATTGCTAAAGAAAGGAACCCGCCATGAGCCTCTATGCAAACATGAACAAAAGGAAGAAAGCTGGCACCAGCCGGTCAAAGAAAAACAGCACGGTTGACCCGAAGACATACAGCAAGATGTCGCGCAAGGTGGGTGGTTTCAAGGAAAAGAAAAAGACCGCCTAGCTGGGGAACTTTGGGGAACCGTTGGGGAACCCGCGCCACCGGATTAGGGCAGATTGCAGCGGTTTAGAACCGCTGTAACCCGCAGAAAACCTACCCCAACACCCCTAAAATCCGCCCTTTCACGGCGGCAACACGAGTTCGAATCTCGTACGGGATGCCAACCTTTTAAGATATAAAAACCAATGACTTATGTAGCCCTCGGCCTTCACTGGCCGGGGGCTTTTTTTGCGTTTGGGGAACCATTTGGGGAACCGATCCTTGTAATATCTGACATAAGATGTCATATTAGATTCGTAAGGTATCGTTTTTACCAACACAGGGAGCCAGATCAATGACCATTATGAACGCTGAAGCTTGGGAGAAAGCGCGTGACGCCTCAATCAAGGCGAATGCTACTACCGGCCGCAACCGTCGCTGGATTGCTGCGGACGAAAGTCGCGTCGAGGTCGAGAAGTTTTTGTTCCACTTCCATAACACTGACGGCTTTCTTGGCGCCATGAGCGAAGTCATTAGCGAGTGGGGTCACCTGACTGAAAAGCAGGAAGCTGCCGTCCGCAAGATCATGGTTGATCGCAAAGAGAACGAAGCAAAGCGCGCTGCTGAGCGCGAGGCTGAACGCGCTGCCGCTGCTGACTGCCCGGAAGGTCGCATCGCCGTGACTGGCGTTATCGTGTCTACCGATCTGCGCGAGAGCGCCTTCGGCACAACTTGGAAAATGCTGTTCAAGTCAGACGACGGCTTCAAGCTTTGGGGCACGGTTCCGACAGCCTTGTTTGGTTGGGATCAAGAGTGTCGCCCACAGGTCAGCGCAGAAGAAATGTCTGGCAAGCGTGTCAGCTTTACCGCCGCCGTGGCACCTAGCGCTGATGATGAAAAATTCGGGTTCTTCAAGCGCCCGACAAAAGCAGAGTGGGTGGCCTAGCGCCACCCCAAACAGGGAGCAAAATCATGTCAAAGGTAATTGAAAAAGTAGCGGTGTACGAGCGGACTGACCGGCCCGGCGTTTGGACCTACAACGCAAAAGTTTTAGGTGGCAAAAAGCGGTCTTTCAAATCGCGCGAGGAAGCTACCAAGGCGATGACCGAAGCAGTGGCCAACTTCAACAATGGCCTAATCGTCACGACAGTCAAAGTGACCAGCGGCGCAGAAGCTGCTGCCAAGTTTATCGATCAGCAGACAGGGCGCGCAGAGGACGGCAAGATCAGCGCCAGCCATTTGGCAGAAGTCAAAAGGGCAATAGCGTTTGGCCTCAAGATTAAGATTGATGGCTTCCCCCTTGCCAAGCATGACATCGCGCCAGTGATGAACCAGTACAACCGCGATGAGGTTGGCCGGGCGTTGATGAAAGGCATCGAAGGCGAAGGCAAGTCAAAGGCGACGGCTGAGAAACGCCTCAAGTTTATCAAGATGTTTCTTAACTACGCAGTCACCAAAGGTTGGGGCAGCGTTAACCCGCTCGACAAGCTTTCGCTTGGGCTGTCGTCAGAGATCAGTGACCGGGCACCGCGCATCCAGCCAGAGAATGTACAAAAGATTCTTAAAAACGGTTTAGAGGATGAAAGCTTGCTTGACCGCGCAATGGTCATCACGGCTTTAGCAACAGGCATGCGGCAGGGTGAGCTGCGCGCATTGCCGTGGGGCAATGTCGATTTCGAACAGAGCTGCATACGGGTCACACAGGCTGTTAAGCACGGCAACAAACCAAAGATTGCAGACCCAAAAACCAAGCGCGGTTTCCGCACCATCCCGGTGCCGGTAGAGGTGATCGCAGTGCTGAAGGAATTGAAGGTTGCATCACAGTGGTCGAGCGATGATCATTTTGTATTCGCCAGCGGCCGGGGCACAGTGCGTTTGAAAAAGATATTCCCGCAGATCATGTCGCGTATTTGTGACCGGGCTGGTGTGCCTTTGATGAGGTGGGGCGACTTCCGACATTTCTATGCCAGTGTGTTGATCAGTGGTCTTGGCGAAGACTGGGCAGAGGTTGCGGCTTTGATGGGCCACAGCAATGCATCGTTCACATACCGCCAATATTCACATTTCGTAAAAAGCAAGGTGAAGCAGGACGCGACACGGGCCGTAGCTGCATCAGCAATGTTTGGATAAAAAAGTAGGGGGCGACAGCCCCCTCACTTCTACTGTGTTTCTGTTTCATCAGCAGACAGATTCCGCAGCCTGTCAATTTCGCTTGCCGGTATCCACCATTTGCGACCATCGCGCACTGAGGCGATTTGTTTGTTCTTCGCCATGCGGTACACGGCATCGCGTGTGCCGTTGGTGTACCGCCCGAAAAGGGCCGTCGCCATGTCTCTGACACTGATCAGCGCCGGACCCGGCCTGTTCATGGCGAAATGCCCAGTGCAGTTTGCACCATGCCCTTCAATCGCGCATACAAGCCCACTGGCTCACCTGTTGCTGGCTGCTTCACAATCATACTGGACGCCTTGACAGGCGGCGCTCTGTGAGCTTCTGAGCGCTTCTTTTTTTCCCAGTGTGCCTTCATAGCCCGGCTTTGACGGGCGCGCTGTTCATCGGACCATTGTCTAGCCATTGTTGAACCCTCCGCTGTTGCCAAAGCCGCCCGGAGCTGGCTGAGCTGGCTGCTGTTGGGCTGCCGGTTGATCTTCTTGCTTGAATTCTGTGTTCGCAAAAAGATTGAACGCACCGACCTTCGGCCAATCGTTGTAGTCCTCGCCTTTACGATGTTCGAATGTGCATCTGAAGCTCAGATCATTGTCGATCACAAGCTGGCGAATCTGATCGCATGCCGCATTCTTTTTTTCATCATAGCGGTCATCTTTTTTTGGATTGATCCAGCAGCTTGCTTTCAGTTCCATCGGCTGGCCGTCTGCGCCGCGCGCAAACTCCAACGTAAACTTATTGTTCTTGAATGTTGGCTTGCCCGCCATTGAGTGTCTCCTGTTTTTTAACGAATGCTGCGCCGACAGTATTGTAAACATCAGGCCGGGCGCTTTCGGCGCTGATGATTGTTTGCGAATGTTGCTTGTCCCATGCATCTAAGCCGTCGATGCTATCGATGGCTGCAATGCTGATCAGGGCATCGTCTTTCCACTGTTCGAAATCGATATCCTTTGGCGGCGCTTTAAGGTTGCCATTGATCGCGCCGTCATCATCTTCATCAAAATCAGTTTCTTGAATGCCAGATGCCAGCCCAAGGATCGACTGCAACAGGTAGCGCCGGCCATAGCTGACGGCGCTGCCGATCTTTTGCTGGTTTGTCATATCGTCTACAATCAGCGGCCAACCAAATTCTGCCGGCTGCCACGATTCGCCAGAGCTGTGCATAATTGCTGCGCGCAAGTGCCAGCCCCGGCCTTCTTCCCAGCAGACTGGCATGCTGATGCCAAGCCCGTGATCTGTCGCTGCCTTTTTGACAAGCGTCATCATGGCGCCAACGCTGGAATATTCTGAACGCTGGCCCTGCTTGTCTTTGACCAGATCGGTCAGGCTGGCTTGGAATGCGACAAGCGCTTTGGCTATCTCTGCCGGCATCATTAGAATGCCACCATCTTGTCATCAAGATGAACAAGCACATCCGCTTTGGTCGATGACTTACCCGCTTTATAGTTGCGATATGTTCTGCTGAGCATCACGCCGTAGTCATGCGCGCGTAATACTTGTGTCCGGTCTGTACGCAGTTTGTTGATATGTTCCAACAAATATGGGATCGGCGCCCGCGCCCGGTGGCCAATACCTTTGCAGAAGTCTTCGAAGAAACTGACCAATTGTTTGTGCTGGCCCTTCTGAGAACCTACATAGAAAAATGCACCAGTCACGCCTGTCGGCCACTTTGTGACATCGTAGACTTTCTTTGCCACGCTGATAGATTCTTGCAGTAGATCGTGGTCAATCTCATCCAGATATTTGCGCTTCAGCCAGTCATTGCTGATGTGGTAGTTTTTGGTTTGTGTCAAACCAGATTCATAAGCGATTACTTGTTTGATCACTGCTGCTGCATTCCTACAATTTGGAACATTCAACATAGCCAGTGTGTCGGCGCCGCCACGCATCTTGCCGATATCGATATGCTGAAATGTTTCAGCGTCAATGCCGAAGACTGCGTGTGTTTCAAATGAAGTGTTGGCGCGGACACAAGCCTCAAGGCGGTGTTGACCATCTTTCAGTAAGCCGTCATCGCCAAATTTTATGGTTTCGCCAGTCAGCGACCAATTATTCGATTGCATGTCGCGGCTGTAACTGACGACTTTGCCTTGCGATATCGGCCTGTTTTTCTTGTTTGTCGAATCCAACGCATATTGAGC